CCAACAGTCCCAGAACTTCCAGAACTTCCAGCAGAACCAGATGTTCCAGATGATCCAGAAGTTCCAACACTTCCAGAAGAACCCGCAGAACCAGCAGAACCAGAAGATGCATATGTCAATCCAGAAGAACCAGCAGAACCAGATGTTCCAGCAGAACCAGATGTTCCAGATGATCCAGAAGTTCCAGCACTTCCTGCAGAACCAGCAGAACCAGCAGAACCAGCACTTCCAGCAGAGCCAGCACTTCCTGCAGTTCCAGCACTTCCAGAAGAACCAGCAGAACCAGAAGAACCAGAAGATGCATATGTCAATCCAGAAGAACCAGCAGAACCAGAAGTACCAATTGGACCATCAGCTCCAGATGATCCAGAAGTTCCAGCACTTCCAGCAGAACCCGCAGAACCCGCAGTTCCAGAAATTCCAGAAGAACCAGCACTTCCAGCAGAGCCAGCACTTCCTGCAGAACCAGTACTTCCAGAAGAACCTGCAGTTCCAGAAGTTCCCGCAGTTCCAGAAATTCCAGAAGAACCAGATGTTCCAGATGATCCTGCACTTCCAGCACTTCCTGCACTTCCAGAAGAACCAGCAGAACCAGAAGTACCAATTGGACCATCAGCTCCAGATGATCCAGAAGTTCCAGCAGAGCCAGAAGAAGCATATGTCAATCCAGAAGAACCAGCAGAACCAGAAGTTCCAATTGGACCATCAGCACCAGAAGTTCCAGATGTTCCAGCAGAGCCAGCACTTCCCGCAGAACCCGCAGTTCCAGAAATTCCAGAAGAACCAGCACTTCCAGCAGAACCAGAAGATGCATATGTCAAGCCAGAACTTCCGGAACTACCCGCACTTCCGGAAGAAGTATCCCCTCCTCCGCCTCCACCAGATTCTCCCCAACCACTTCCACCGGCCACTCGTTGGGCAGTTAAAGTGGCTTTTTTACTAATCTTTTTAACAACTTCTTTAAAATTATCTAACTCTTTTACGAGTTTAGTTACATCAGCATCATCACCAGATTCTCCCTTTTCTCCCATTGGTCCTATAGGTCCAATATCTCCTAAATCTCCCCTAGGACCCTGAACACCTTGTGGACCAATTCTTCCTGATATTCCTTTAACGCCCACTTCGCCAGCAAGCCCCTTTTCGCCCTTTTCTCCCTTTTCTCCCTTAGGACCTACAGTGCCTTTAATTTCAAGAACTTTAACTGTTTCACCAGTAACAGGATCTAAAATTTCTTTTATATCCTCTACAAGTTCTTCTTTAGTTTTTTTTAATTGTTTTTTAGTATAAGCAAGAGAAGTTGCTAGAACCTTACTTAAATCTAAATCTTTTTGATCGTCTTTCATTTATTATTCCTGCACTCATCTACGGATCAATCTACAAAATTTTCATCATCTTCTAAAACAGAAAAAAGAATATCATTTACTTTATCTTTAATATCATTTTCTTTTTTCGCAAATTCAAATTTTTCTTCAATCTTTTTATCAATATTTTCATTAATTTCTTGTTTATTGTGTGTATCTATTTTTACAGAATTGAACTGCATATTATCTTCTCCCGAAAATCTAGGATCATCAGTTTCTTTTTGAATTTGCTCATCATTAGTTTTAATTTCATCATCGGTCATCATTAAAACATGTTTTCTAATATATTCATGAGACCAATATTTTCCAGCATATTCTTGTAAATCTCTTAAAATATTCAATCTATCTTGCATAAGTTCATTCTGTTTTATTTCTACAAAATGACTATCATTTTCAAATTCATAATATATTTCATTTTTAATATTCTTCCAATCTTCTTTAGACATTATTCCCCTGAGGATCAACTGTCTTTCCATCATTTCATCAAACAGTAAACTAAATCTACTTTGAAGTTTATTAACAAATCGTGTAAATTTAACTTCATCTCTTGAAATTTCAGTAGCACGACCAATCGTATAGTTTGCTTCTGATTCAAGTCTAGAAATAGGAACACCTAGTGATTTATAAAGTTTTTTCTGAAAATATAATACATCTTCAATATCTCCAAGATTATTACCACCGGGCAAAGTTGTAATTTCTGTTCCTCTCCCACCCTCTCTTCTTGGCATCCAATAATCTTCAAGCATTGACATATGTTTTCTATCATCTCTAACCTCACCCGTTTGAGCATCATATACAAGTTTGTTTTTGTATCGTGTCATTAAATCACGCATGTATTGTTCTGCTTTTAACTTGGGTAAATTTCCAACATCAACATAAAAAATTCTTCTCTCTGGGGCTCGTGAAATACGATAAATTACGAGAGAATCCTCGATCATTCTTAATTGATTTAATGGTTTGATTGCTTTGTGTAGGTAGGACAAAACTAATGTACGTGTACTATTCATTAGTCCTGAATGTGTATATATAATCGCATCAGGAGCTATTTTTAAACCACTGGCGGCACTTGTAAAAGCAGTACCCATTGTCTGCCCCTGTGATTGATATATTCCTTTTTGATTATAAACATAATATTCCTCGACAGTAGTTTTTGAGGTACCATCAGATTGTCTATCGGTTTTCTTTTCACGAATTTTCTTTATTTTTCTAGGGTCTAATACTCTTAATTCGTGAATTCCTTTTTCTAGATTATTTTCATCAACAACAACATGATAATAAATTCGACCATCAATATACCATCTTTTAAAAACATCGTGTCCTAAATTTTGTAAATCTAGAAGTTTGCTTATTTGCTTAAATTCTACTCTTATTTTGTCTCTGATACTTTCAGAGATATTTAAGTTGTCTACATTAATTCTTACAAGGGGCTTGTCTTTGGAGGCTACAATGGCTTCATTAATTATATCATCAATGGCATTTTCTACTTCTGCTTGAAGACCCATATCACGATATCTGTTTATTAACTCAGATTCGCTTTTTATGGCTCCTGCCTGATCGACATATGTTCCATAAGCACCACCAGATGCTACGGTTAATGATCCATCTTCATATTCTGGTTCAGCGAAGGTTTGGGCTTTTACGGTTTTCTTTTCGGTTTTTCCGAGCGAAAAACCGAACAATTCAATGGGCATGATATTTCCTGAATGCGAGTGAGTAAAAATAATACAATACTATTAATTTATATTTATTCACTCGCAAAATCAGAAAATTGAGATTTTTATGCAGAGGCACCAATAGAAATAGTATCCGCTGTTCCTTTACCGCCTGTTTGACTGCTCTTTGTTCGACTCCAGTAATCATAAGAGAAAGTTACGGTATATTCTTCAATAGTATCGTTATCTCCCCAATCAAGAGTGATTTCTGAAAGATCAGTTGGAAACATACCATGAAAGCTATATGATGCAGTTACTTTTGAACTACCAGATTTACTAAATTGTTGAACGTTCCCCACTAATGCATAAGCACTAGATGAATCACCCGTTTGTCTTGTATTCGTAACATGATCGTTTATACCGTTCATCCACTTTTCAAATTGCGATCTTATAGCAAAATTTTCATCATTAATAACTGTTATTGTCCATTCTGGAAAAGTTCTATTTCCTGCTAATTTAACTTCTCTACCAAAATAAGGAACCACAACAGTTCCTATTGTGGTACCGGGTATTGAGGTCCCTTTAGCAAACAGGTTTATATCAGTTCCATTAAAAAAACTAGCGGAACCATGTGGAATCTTAACCTCAAATAAATTAGGTCTTTGACCATCATAGACCAGGGCCTGTCTAAAAGTTGTTATATCGAATGCCATCTATTTTCTCCTTAAATTGCGTTGACTACTTCAGAAAATTCAACTCCTGAAGCCACTGCGACAAAGTTTAATCCAATGAAATTAATTGATTTAGTCGGCTTGATAAAAATATCTCCCCTAAACTCATTTCTATTTATCACCACAGGTGTATTATTTGTGCTGTCACATATTACTTTAAAATCCTCTATTCCCCTTTGTGACTGAATATCCCTTAAAAAAGGTTCTATCATAGAAACAAAATTTAATCGTGTAAAATCATCATTAAATTCAAACAATAAATTTTCAGCGGCATTTGCTATAGCTTTTTCTAAAATAATAAACAATCTTCGTACATTAATTCTATCAAAAGAAGATGGCCTCGCTAACATTGTTTTATCACCAAATAAAATTTTACCTTTTCCAGGAAATGATGCTATTGGATTAATACCATTTATATACAGATCGTCTCTTTCCCCTCTATTGGGAACAAATGCTAAAAATTCTGCTCCTTTTATATTTCCTCTGGCAAACCCCGCAGGCGAAACATAAGGATTAACATTATCCGCTTGGGCGCAAATTCCAGCAACATCAGCATTGAATGGAATCCATCTATAAACAGAGTTATACCTGTCAAATATGTATTTGTAATTTCCATCCATAACAGCATAACTTGTGCTTGGTAAAGTATTTCTTCTAGCAACTATATTTGTTATTTCAGAACCTTCTTTATTTACAACATCTGACTCTTCCGGAGAAATAAACACAACACAATCTTTTCTGGTTTCTGCTATTTCATTAATTAAATAGGTAGCTAAAGTATTTGATGCTTCCCCCGAAATCAATAAAGAAATATTTATTTTCGCAGGATCTTTGAAATAACTATAAGCAGTAATTTCATCTGAAGATGAAGAACTATGTCCATCAACACCGCCCGACATACTAGCAGTCATAATTCCGTTTGCACCAGAATCACTAAATGCTCCGGGAAAACTAGCTGAATCATTTCCTGTGACAATAGTAGCACCCCAATCATAAGTAATTTTATTAGATCCGGCATCAAGAGGAGCATCTCCTGTACTATCGTGATCTGTCCATCTTATATAATTAGAAGAATTGTTTATTGCATCTTTATAATAGAGAGTTTGACCGGTAGTTCCTGTGGCACCATTTGCTACAGATACACCTTCATATTTTTCAATGACTTGTTTTTCTGGATTATTTCCGCGAACATCTTTTGATCCTAAAATTTCACCACCTTCATCTACTATTGCAACATGTATTTCATCTCCAACAGATGCCGATCCAGTAATATTATAAGCATACACACTTGTAAGAGGCGCAGATCCAAAATCAGACGCAAATTCCCATTCCCTTTTCCAGGTACCACCATATAAAGCGGCTGTTGTTACCGCCCTATCTAATTTAGTTGCAACGCCCATTGACGTTGAATTTGTAATAGACGATATTCTTCTTTTATTCTCTACTCCATCATCATCTTTAAAGGTAATAATGTCTCCTAAATGCAATTGCCGAGTAAAATTAGTATCTGTTCCTGTAATAGTAGTTGATCCTGCAGAGACAGAAAGATTACCAAGCATATTTACTGCTGGCTCTTCGAAGGCAGATCTTTTTTTTCTTACAAGACTTGCACCTGACATAGCGACATCATCCCCCATACCCGTAGTCTCTAGTCCACCAGTGGCCTGTGAAATTGTTATTGCGGTGTTAGACGTGATTGCCGTTACTATTCCGCTATTAGAACCATGAACAACTACATCACCAATTCTCAATTCTGTATCTGCTAATGTACCAACACCAGTAAGACCTGTTGTAGCATTAGAATTGGACCATGTACCCGTAAGATTCCAGTCGGTGCTACTTGCATGAGAAACAGTGCCATCAGAAGCATTAACTTGTGTACTTGTTCTATCCGCAACACACATAGAAACTTTTATTGAATTACCAAGTGTTCCTGGATATTTTGACGTAAAACTTGTTCCTGAAGTTGTCGTGTCCTTATATGTATTTTGATATTCTTTATCATTGCGAATTAAAATTGCAGAACCACCTGATACTGCATTTTTAGCAGTCGATGTATTAGCCGCTCTAACAACTCTTAACTTATTCGAATAACTCAAAAAACTTGTAGCACTAAAAAACGTTTTATACGTATTAGCATTCGGTTTTCCAAACACACCAACCATTTCATCTTCAGAAGTAATTAATGTAGCAACCTCCAAGGGCCCCCATGTTAAGTTACCTGCTATTGCACCATCTGAAATAGAAGGAATAGGAACTCTAGTAGTTAAATCGATCTCTGCTACGGCTACGCCTGGGCTAACTTGAAATGCCATATTGTTTCTCCCCTAAATTATTAAAAAATTGCTTTCGTTATATTTATATTTTAGCAGATTTTAGAAATGTTTTATTTATTCTAATATAAATAAAACATGGAGAAAGCAAAATCGAGATTTGAAAAAAAAATTATAAAGACAAATGATTGCTGGTTTTGGGTTGCAAGTAAAACAAAACAGGGGTATGGTATGTTTTCGTATGAAGGAAAATCAATTCCTGCTCATAGATTTGCATATATTGCATATAATGGAGTCATTGAACAAAATAAAATAGTACACCAGTCTTGCAATAATACATACTGTGTAAATCCAAACCATTTATATTTAACTACAAAAAGCGAAACAAGGAACAGATTTTATGAACTAAGAATTAATCCTGAAATGGTATTTAAAGAATCTGTGAGATATTTGGATAAATTGAAAAAACTGAGACCCGATTTAAAATCAAGTATAATTGAATTAATAAATCAAATAAAAGATCCTAAAAACATTCATCAAATCAATGTAGATAATCAGTAGAATATTTCGTATCTACTATCCATTTTTCACCGCCCATATCAACAACTTCTGGATCATAAGAATTTCTACCATCATTTATATATCCGAAAGGAATCAATTGAGATTCCGCTTCGTCTAACTGATCTTTAAACATTTTTTCTCGTAAATCTAAATCTGTAACTTCTGTAAAATATTGTTGATTTACAAGCCAACCAAACAGTATTAAAGTCGTCATCAAATCATCATGATATCCTTCGTCAGCTTCGTAACTAGATCCTTTGGCTATATATGTTGTCATTTCAGAAATAGTATCAAGATCCCAAATGATTAATTTGTCTCCTTCTATCAAATCTTTGCAACTAGAACACCCCTTTCTTTTAACTTCTTTTGTGGTTCTAATTCCCAATTGCGAAGTTTTACCAAATCCCCCACCCAAAGTTTGACCAGATCTTCCCATTACACTTGTTTGAAAAATATTAGGATATTCTAACTCGTAATGTAAAATATCTGCTACTTGACCGCCGATGTCATTTATTTCGACCAAAATATATGCATGATTATAATATTTACATACATTATCAATAACAGTTGGCAATAACATTGGAGAAATATTTGGATCTCTATATTTTGCAACTTGCTGATATGGAAACTGAGAAACATCAATTATCGAAAAGGCAGAATAATCTTGTCCTCTGCCTCTTGCAACATCAACTATACAAACATAAGAATGTGTAGGATCTGGTTCGACATAGACATCTAAACTATCTTTCTTTATAATAGGGGGTTTATATGGCAGAGTTTTTAATTTTGAAGGAGAAATTAAAGTATTTTGTGAACCAATAAAATCACACTCGTATTCTTGTGAAAACTGCAATTCACTTGTATTTCTTATCGTTTCTTCTTTCCATGCTTGATCTCTTCCTGGAGTCTGAGACCAATGAACTTCTAACGGAACATAATCACTTCTTCCCTCGTCTGCATCAACCCACATTTTATAGAACATATTTAATCCCTTCGGGGTTGATACAATAAACACTTTAGTTGTATTACCAGAAGAAATTGTAGGATATACAGAATTAAAAAACTCTTCTGCCAACCTTGGTGGATCAATATGAGCAAACTCATCCATGAAGATGATGTTAAAAGATGATCCACGAACTGCGGAGGAAGATGTGGAAGCAGATATAACTTTACTACCGTTTTCTAATTCAATATTTCCCCTGTTCCAAACAACAACTCCTTGTTGCAACCATTTTGGTAAATTTTCATAAGCAGTTTTTAATCGTTGAAGAATCTCTCTTGAAGTAGAGCCCTTATTAGCTAATATAGCAATATTAGATTGAGCATTAAAAAGAGCGTAATGTAATAAGTAAGCAACAATTGTTGTTGATTTTCCAGTTTGTCTAGGCATTTTACAAATAACAAACCGATTATCATGCATTGTCTGAACAAGTTCTTCTTGATAACCATAAAGATCAAAGGGCATCAATCCATGGTCAACATGAATAATTTTCATGTAGTTTTTTGCAAAATATACAGGATCATTAGAGCATTTAAGATACTCTTCTAAAGTATCTTTGTCATATTCTATTGGAATATATGCCGCTTTAAGTAATGGATTTCCTGCATAATTTTGTATACGGTCTATCGCCATTATTGTAACTCGTAATTTACCAAACCCTGTTTTGCTGTGAAATCTGTGGCACCCGACATTGATCCTAAAATTTTCAATGAAGCAGTTTTAGGAGAAACCATTTTAATATCAACAATTCCCCTTCTCCATTTAGTTTTACTTAAATTTGCTTGATAAAAATCTTTACCACCAATTATATCACCAATATATTTTTTTGATAGAGAATCATTATTTAAACTACTTGCCACAGAATAATTAAAAAAAGAAGTAATAGTAAAAGGATAATTGTCTTTTATTGTTTGTATCACTTTGCTTTTTCCATCAAAATGACCTTTCTTTATAAAATAGTCTTCTATTGCCTCTATTACAACATCAAGTTCTTTATTTTCTTTCGATGAAAGAGAACGACCCATTGCAACCTTTCGAATACTTTCATAAATAGAATGATTTGTGTTTTTTACATTTGTTTTTTTTATATTTAATACTGCTCTTAATCCAACTTCAAATGTTATATTCTTTGCAAATTTAAATCTGTTTGCTCCCACAAGGTCTGATGTATATCCCATATTAAACGCAATTTGACACATTTTTTTAAAAAAACAATTTTTATAATCAGAATAATATTTTATTCCGTAAGGAAGCACATTTGACATAAACGAAGCGGCGGCTCCTTTATCATATTTGCTTGATACACTAACAGTAGTTGAGTCAAAAATCAAACTACTATCAACAAGTTTAAAAGCAGGATCAGTTGGAACACTAAATGATTTTAAATTTATACCAAACATATTAGAGGGAGTACAAGTGTTTGATAATTGATTTTTGAATGCTAATAGTCCTATTAAAATTTCACCAAAATATACACCAAGCTCATCAATATGTCTGTCATCAATACCCGCCAAATCAATTCTAGACAAATCTTTTTTATCTAAATAAGATTTTATTTTTTCTACCGCATAATCATTGTTATGTATTTTATTGTCTAGTCCCCAAATAATACTTTTTTTTAATTCATCAAAAGTTTTAAATATTTTTACAGGAACATTTTTTGCAGAAAGCACTGTTATTTTTTCATCTTTACCCTTTTCTGTAAAATCTTCTGCTAATATTTGTAATTTTGGGGGCCGTTCAGTGTCAAGATTATCTGTAGGTTTTCTTATTTTTGAAATTAATACATATCCCTTTTTTCTTTGATATTCGATATTAGCATACTTTTTTTTTTGAAATTCTTTATATTTGTTTGAAGCTAATTTTATCTCAGTTCTTGGTTGAATATTAATATTCATGCCTTCTAGTTCGTTATTTTTTTCTTCAAACATTTCGGCAAATTGTCCATTTTCTATTCTTAGGGTCAATTTATTCCAATCGGGATTTTTTGTAACATATCGTGTAAAAACCACGTCTCCCGGATTTCTTCTATCTATTTGACCTAAGTGAGCCATTGTTATTCTTTTTTATCTTTTTTATATTGAACAATTTTTTTTGCACGTTTTAAATCATCTTTAGAAAGGTTACCATATGGTCTCTCTAAAGAATCTGGTTGTTTATCTATTTTTCCACCCTTTTGTTTAAACTTATGTAAGGCTAATGCTTTTTTTAATGCATCTTTATTATCTTCATCAACTTCTACTTCTTCTATTTCTTTTAAATATTGTTTAAATTTTTTCATTTTTCTTTATCCTTTAACATTTGTTGAAGTTCTGCAGTACTACCAATAAATAATGCATTTGTTACTTTATTAGGTGCCACATTGACCTCTTTTGTAATGTCTTTTACTTGTTTATGTACATTTACTAAATTTTGGTTTTGTTCGCCTACAGTTTTAATCAATTGACCAACAACTTCGAACATTCTAGCATTACCGCTATCTCGTGCATCTTGCAATAAATCTTCAATGGCCTCTTGGCCCCTTTCAATAATATTGTATATGTTTTCACGAGCATATTTATAATCAGTATTCAAATCATTTGCGTTTGAATCAACCAATTTTCTTTCAATTGGGGGCTTAATAATAGAACCAGGCGGAATTTTTAACAATTCATCTAATTTATCTTCAAAATTTTTCATTGTTATTTATTTTATCCATAAACACCTGTTGCAGGATCGTAATCAACTGGTGGATTGTAAAAAGTTATTGTAGTATTTGCATCAAAATCATCTCCCGGAGTAATATATGTATTCGCTCCTCCTTCAGGAACAACTGTAATTTTACTGATTATATTACCAAGGCCCAATTCAGTTTCACTTGCTTCGGTTATAAGATGATCTCCCGTTTCTAGTTGAAAATAATCTTCTGAAAAATTTGTACTAGATTCTAAAGACAATCTTTCAAATACTCCAGTTGAAGGCGTCTCGGGAACAGTTTCTTTAAATGCAATTTCCACTGATTTAATAATTGATTGTCCGGATTTAATATCAGGATATATGAAACCCTTTAACATGAAATTTATTGTCCAAACAAGTGTTCTTCTGGCAGAAAATTCTCCTTCATAAGAATCCTCACTTGTTGCACTTTGAAGAACAATTGGAATATCTAACTTGATTCCCATATCGGTTAAAATATTTACGCTTACATTGAATTCTGGAGTAAAAAAGGGAAGAATTTGTTCTAATATTTGAGTACCGTCTTCAGCATTTTCTACAAACGCATATAAAGAAAAATCAAAAATGTATGGCGAAGGATTGAACATTTTTTTAATGTTTCTTTCACCATTAATCGAATCTTTATGAGTTAATGTACCTATTGTATTTAATTTTCTAATAGGATCATAAGCTATACCAGTCATTTCAAATCCTATTCTAGGAAGTTGAATAGCAACTTGTCTGTCTAGCGAAGCATCTTGATTTATTCTTGTAAGAAATTTTTGTTTTGGTCCATAGGATATCGGTACTTTTTGACGAGATAAAACATTACCCCCCGAGTCCTTTTTTTCTATATTAATATCATTAAATAATGTTCCAAACAACGCAACATATTTTCTTATTGTTTGATGATAAAAAGTTTGACCTAACATAACACTCCATAAAGATTGTAATATTATTTAGTTGTATAAATAGTCTTATGGCACTTACTATAAAAACTCAAGGCATCAATTTAACAATGTATCAGGGTAATAACTTTGAAAAAGTTTTTACCGCCAAAGATGCAAATAATTCAAATGTAACCATAAGCACAGGTACATGTGCTTCTGTTATGAAGAAGAACCACACAACTACTAACACTTCTTGGATAATGTCTTTTACAGCGACAATATCTGGCAGTAATGTCACAATAACAGCTAATGCTACTCAAACAGCAAATATGACTTCTGGTTTATATGTTTATGATGTTGAATACACCCAAGTGGATGCTATAACAAAAGAAAGGATAGTAGATGGTATGATCACAATTCTTCCAGAATCTACTTCTTAATAATCTCCCTCACTAAATGGATTTGATTCAGAAAAATCAATAATAGAATCCGCTTCTGTTTCAATAGTTATATTATTTGCAGAAGCATCATTAACAAATATTTGAGTATTTGGTGTTGTAGTTACAGTAAAATATGCACTGCTTGTATTACCGACAACATTTTGAGAGGTAGTAAAGGTGCCCACTAAATCCGTTAATTTCAACAGTCTATCAGTAGAATTCCAAGACAACACTCTTCCCTTCGTATTTGCAGAACTTTCTGTGCTTCCAACATATACATATTCATCATCTACATAATTTCCTGTTCCACCAGCATCCAATGATATTTCAATAGCATATGCATATTTATCTTCTATTGAGTCTATATCGTCAATTCCAGTATCAATTTTTTGATCATCATATTGAAATAGTTCACACGTTAAATCAAATATTGGTAATTTACCAAATTGATAAAACATAGATTCATGTTCGACAAATCTAACTTCGTATAATTTTTTATTTAAAGGAAAAAATATTACATCGCCTTCTCTTGGCCTATCATAACCAGTATCTAAATTTTCCCATCGTCTTCTAGCTACAGAAAAAACTACTTGATCTCTTATTTCTAATCCAAATCTTGAAATAAAGTCGCCCTCTCCCTCAAAACCGTCAACTGATTTAACATACATTTCTATTAAATGAGATTGGTTAAATTGTGAAATAGTATCTTCTCCCAAAAGAAGATCTTCATTCATATATTGTCTTGGAAGGTAATAGTTATCCACACCAAAATTTTTTATCGATTCTATAATCAAATCTTGATGTAAATTTTGTTCTGATGTATTGTGTAGATGATTAAAATAAGAATTAGTAGGCATTATCCTGGACCAACCATAAAGTCAACTGGTAATTCATATTTAAGAGATGCTTGTTCTTCTGTATCTCTCAATTCTTGATTTGCTTCTTCAAATAAGGTTCTCCCATTTAATGTGGTTCCTCCGGGAAGCTGTACCCCTTCATATTTTATTAAATTAGCCCCCCACTGTCTTTTAAAAAGGGCTGTAATATATCTTTTTAAAAACATATCATTATATACATCTGCAAATGCAGTAGGATCAATTATTCTATATGCTTCTACTACAAGATATTCATCGACTTCAAGATCATTTTCCCAATCTAAGTCTATGTACAATCGATTTTGATGTCTATTAAATCGTAGAGGTTTTTTTCCTACGAACATGTCATTCAACAATTGTAAATGTTGCATTGACATTTTATAATTTATTATAGAAGTAGCAGTAAGATAAGGCATTTCATTTAAATGAAATTGATATCTAAATGAAAACATACTGCTTGATAATTGCCCCCCGCCAGTATCTTGTATATCAAAAATACCAGTCACACCAATTATGGAGTCATTTAATGTAATATAATGATTATCCATATCACCAAAAGTAACTAACGATGCATCAGTATCGGCTACTGCGGCCGTCCCACTTGAACTTCCAGTTATCGTTTCAGCATTTGAAAAACTAGATGTAACATCATTATTTGAAATTCCATTCGTATCGTTATGTGATTTGAATGTTATAATAGTAGAATTTGCCGAAACTACAGTTGCAGTTGCATTTGATGTTCCACCAGTTATTGTCTCGCCATCAGTAAAACCTGTTCCAGAAATAATTTTAACAGTTGAGCCAGTAATTTGATGTATATTATACATTCTTTCAACACCATCAAAATGATATTCTTGAAAAAATTGTAACCCCTCATCAATTCGATCTTCTAATTGATCATCTTCTACATTTATTTCAATAACCGGTTGCCCTAATGTTCTAAGACAATATTGTTTTAACTCTTCTCTTGTACTAGGTTTTGCCATTTTTATCTTAATTAGTATTTACAATTGATCCACCAGTATCCCTTACTCCTAATAGATAAATTGCTGTAGTAGGATGTTGTGTGGTGAGAAACCCCCCGTGGGTACCTGTCCAAATTGATCCGTTTGCTGTGACTGCAAACATATCAGCAGACGAATTTGCAACTGTAAGAATTTTTGTTGTCGCTGTGGTAGATAATCCTTTAACCAATAAAGAAGTACCAGTCGCACTAGTACTAGTTGAAAGAAATTCACCCAATGGTTCTGTATGAGCCTGATCAGACCAAATATTTATTCCTGGTTTATCTGCATTCTGTATAACACTAATTCCTATTCCTGCATCTGTTGTAACTCTTAGTCCCATTGTTCCAGTAGCACCTGTTGCATCTTGTACTATATCAAGAATTGCTCTAGCATTTGTTGAACTATTATTATCTGTAAGTTTTATCAAAGAACCATTGGCCGCATGTGAAGTACCAGTACCCAATCCATGATGTAATGAAAGTACATGACCCGTTTGAAATGAATCAGCATTAATGTCAAAAACATTTGCGGTTGTTTGAGCCGCATCAATTGAAACTCCCATTTGGTCTACATCGTTTAAGTCTAAATACATTCCAGCTATTCCATCAGTCGAACCAACATTTACATGTAATTTACCACCTTGAGATCCGATAGTGTCTCCGCCAGCAAGTTGCATATATCCACCATAATCATTACCGAATTCCACCGTATTAGCACCATCTGTAACTATATGCAAACTATCTGTTGAGTGATTATATACAAATCCTCCAGCATCAACATTATCAGGATCACCAAATGCAATAACACTATTTGATACATTATTTGAAAGTAGAGTCAATCCAACCGCAGTATTACCTTCTATCACCATCTCATCAGCAACAGCCGATACTGCGGTTGCTGTCTGTAAACCTTCTGCAAAATCTGTTCTTATGTGCAATCTACCTTTAGATGAAGTTGCAAGAGTTGGACTTGTCGTATATTCTGGAAAATTACCAATAGCAACATTAGAAGATCCTACATCTGTACCAAAAATAGGCCCGGTATTTGTTACAAGAACTGATGCACTATTTACGGATATATTTGCAGAATGCATAAATCCTCCAATAGAATATGCATTACTATATGTTCCATTAGAAAATGTTGCGCCAGTAAATAAATGAGGACCCGGAGAAGACACTGTAACAACTTTATCAGAAGCCGTAATATTAACGTTTACTTCATTAATTGTTCCACCGTCAATTGTGACAAGGGAAACTGTACCTAAATCGGCAACCGTTGCACCCGTAAGTGTGATTACAGATGATCCATTTGCATTGAAATTTCGACCATTTAAATTTATTTCACATTCATTTATTTGGGCTCTTTCAATTTTACTATCGGGACTAGCTCCAGAAATAGTTGCACCAGCATCTTCAACTAACGCAAATTTATCAACAGTTCCAATATCAGTAACCGCGGCACCAGTAAAATCTACAATACCCCCAGTAAATATTAATCTAGAACCCGTTACATTTGACCCCGTGACAATATTTGCTGATATTGTGTTGATTAAAAACCCACCCAAAGAATTAGCAGAAATCAAATTAGATGTAGGATTTTCATCTGAATGCTCATTCAATACGGTGATAATTTGATTGGTTTTCAGGCGCCATTGCTCAAAAGTGTTAACCAATTCTACACTAGTAATACTAGTATCAGATATTGCCATCTCTATCCTTACTTAATAATTTTAAAATTTTATTTACATTTTGTTGTATATTAATTATTTCATACTTTAAATTATTTATTTCCGCTTCATTAGACATTATCGTATTTGTTTGTAATACTTTATGCCTATGTTTCAATAAAGCCTGTTGGTCCGTTGCAATAAGCGCATTAGAATAACCATCTCTGTGATATCTTGGATCATCTGTTTTTATTATCAAGGAGCGCCCTCACTATCAAGAGCAATTGCACGTAAATTGATTAATTTAGGGATTCCTATAAAAGTATCTTGTGCAACTCTATCTAAAGTCATAACCAACTTAATCGCAAACGTTCTAAATTTTTCATATTTTCCACCAGTTGCAGATATATAAGCAATTTTTTCATCTATAGTCTTAAATTCAAATCGTTTAAAATCATTTTCATTTAATGAGTAAGTAGCGCTTGCTGTTTTTTGCTCCATAAGAAACCAGGGTTTTTCATCAAAAGATTCAGAATCATCCCCCGAAAGAACTTTATAATAAACATAAATGTTAGATCCTCTTGGCTTATATGCATCCATATACACTTTAAGATCCATTGCATCAAAACCCTCTTCTAATGTTACCCGTCTTGAAATATATCTAGCTTTTAAATTACCACCAGAAGAAAATGATACCACATTAGCTGGTTGAATATTTACACTATTATTAGCGCCTTCACCAACAATATCAACAACTGCGGTTGTCGTTCTTCGTACATTATCAGAAATAGAACTCGTTCCGTTAATATCCCAGTTAGTAATAGTTGGTGTAGAAATATATCCTGAACCACCATGCTTAACAGTAACTTGATTTATAATACCATTTGCATGTACATTAGCGGCTATTGTTGCGGTATTTGAACCAATATCAGGAGCAGACACTACAAACACGCTTGTATTACCTTCTGATGACACATTACTGGTTATACTTCCGACTTCCGCGGTGTAATAACCAGTACCAAAATCAGACACAACAATATCAGAATTTGATAAACTTCCATTGTTAATAAGATTTTCAATAGTAATAACACCTGTTCTTGTCTCATCTAATATTGGAGATAGTAAAGTGTTTGCAGATTCAAAATAAACATTAATTGTAAAACTGCTATTTGCGACTTGTGGATATGTAATTTGTTTTTGTTTTTTGAAATCAACATTTTTATTTTCTTTAAAATGCACTCCAACATTTTTTGTTATTCCCGCTAAATCTGTTGCATGATAATTAAAACTTGTATATGTGTTTGCAAAGCTGGTTATTTCTGTCGATAATTTAAAAGTATCTATAGTTGTATTTGAACTCGTGTTTCCACTTGACACATCAAAATTATCTAATCTGGCATATGCATTCGCTGAGGTAAATTCACATCTATTCAATTGAAACATTAAACCTTGATCCGGTAATTCTTCCCAAACACCTACATTTGATGGATTGAAAAAACTTCCAACATAAGGCTGTTTTGTTATTTTCTTAGAAGTTCCAGTATGATAAGCACCATATTCAAATCCATAAAGTTTATATGCACTACTATTGGTTTGTACACAAATTGAATATTCGTCTGGAGCAAGAAAAATAGGATGATCAAATTTAAACATCGTTCTTGTACCCCTATCGGTATTGCTTCTATTTGCAGTATATGAATTCCCTAAAAATCCGTCAGGAAATCCTCCACTAGTATTTGCGATAGGAGTATTTGTATTTGCAGTAATTCTTCCAGGAGATAAAACAACCTCGCTTCCGGGTATAATCAAGGAAGTGCTTGGCATTCCATTAATCATAGGTCTGATCTGTAGACTTACGGGAGATTTAATTCCCTGTGAAGCGTCTTTTCCACTAAAAAACAAAGTTACAGAATCAAGAAAAACACCTGTAGAATATTGATTTTTATCAATAAAAAAAGACTGAGACATAGGGTTCATATAATCGGTAGACGTTGATTGTCTTCCGTCAGAAGTAGATCTTGTTATTCTTTCTTCTTTAATGTTTTCTCGTCTAGAAATTAAAGGTCTAGGCGAAACAATTCCTAAATCAGTTTTAGCATCAATCACTCCTGCTGAATGAAAAATTTCTTCGGCAACTGAGGTTGTAATAGCGGGAATATTGTCAGGATCATCTGTTAATCTAAAAAGATTTTGTGAACCAGCAAACTTACCAGAAGGAACATTGAAAACGCCCCCTACAACACCTTCAGAAGAAACTGTTAATTGAGAATCTTCAAAATTATAATGGGAAATAGCAGAAATAGAACCGTTTGCTTGTGTCCTGTCTCCTTGGATTACGGTCCCAATAGTAAAAGAAGTTTGGGCCGACATATCCGTAAGTAAAACAGTACAATTATTTTGATTGTTTCTATCGCTCATGTAAATAATTTTAGCAGTATTGCTGGCATTTACTCCAGAGCCCTGAATTGTAACTTGTTCAAAATTTCCCGAAGTCGTTCTAAATACATTAGACGAACTTACGTTTGATAAACTCACGATTGAGGCTTGCTTTACATTAGCCGACATATTGCTATCAGCAAAATAAGCATAAACATTTTTATTTGGCTTCAATCCTTTAGCAATAAAAGTTATTGATTGTTCTCTTACCTTTGGAACTATGCTTAAATTGACTGTTTTATTTCCGATAGATTTAATTATTTTTTCCGGTACACTTCCTGTACTCAATCCAGTCAATGTTTTAGTTTGATCTGTTGTTTTTGCTCTTCTATCATTATTTCTTACATCACCGGTGTCTCTTATGCCTTCTTTAACATTGTTATTAATTTGAGTTCCTGACCAAATTTCCTCCCAATCATTCCAATGAGTCCCGTGTCCATTATATGTTAATTCAGAAGAAGTCCAATTATCATATTGACCTTCAACGTTAACCTTTACTTGCACTAAACTACTTTGATCATACCACACATCACCATACGGATCTAGTTTCATTTGTCCTATATAATTCTGAACGGAGAATGGATTTATTTGAAAAGTTTTTTGGACATTTTTACCATCATTCGTTCCTGTAAGAGGCATTTGTATAAACGTATTTGAAGAAAACGGTAATGTTAATATTCCGGAATTATTTACTAAAGTTGAAAAAGCGGTTCCACCTTCAGAATTTGCATTAAAATTTAATGGATATAAATCTGAACTAAAGGATGGTCTTAATTGTCTCTTATCGTAGTCAATTGACATAGAATAATCTTTATTAAAAACATCCCCGACACTATGTCCCGCAAATGGGTCTACAAGAATTCCATTTTTAAACCGATCATTATTATTAGAATCAGTAATGATTAATCCGTCTGCTTCTTTTTCCAATAAGCTAAGAGAAACATAATATTCGAGATTTTCAATTCTTCTTTCGAGCTTACCGACATCTCTCATCGTAAATCTCTTATTTTCAACATAATTTAATTTTACATCTTCTGCATTAAAAGTATATGCTGGTATTTCAAGATTATACAGTGTCATTGAATCTTCATTATCAGGAGGCAATTGCGAAAATTTATCAGAAACTCCTTCAATAACATCGAATGTTTTATCTCTATTTAATACAATTTTATCTTTTCTTGAAATATAATATTCATAATCTGCATTAAATGTATAATCATAATCAGGCATTGCTTTTTCATTAAATACATTAGATGTTGCTGTAATATCATTGATTTGCGAACTAGTTCCATCAGATGTTTCATATCCTATTCGTTTAGGCCTAAAATCGATCATATCTCGTAGTTCAACTTTTGTCCCAGTCGTTGGACTCGTATATGAAGGAATATTATCATATAGCGTATTGCCAGAACCAGCA